AATATAAGTCGAAGCTTTGTAGGCTTCCCTCTCAGTCATTGTAGCCCAGTTCGGTTCTTTTGGCTGCGCTGCTTCTACGTGGTCTTTTCTGTTCTTAGCCAGAACACGCTGAATTGCATCCTCAAGATCTTTGGCTGAGGTAGCAGGATTACTCACTACTCCAGCCAGCTCCTTAGCAACACTTCCCGCTTCAATTTTATGATTGATCTCAGGCATAACCGACTCCTTCCTTATCTAAGATTTCAGCGTAAGCCTTCGGCGTAAACCCAAGATGCTTAGCAGCGCGTTTGACGTTTTCATCTGCTTCAAGTCCAGCAAGACGATCTTTGTTGTCATCTGCTACACTTGTGTTCCCAGCAGCACCCGAACTTGTGCCACGACTGCCTTCGGAACTAGCAAAACGGTTCTTGAGTTTGCCTTCAACAAGCTCAGGAGTATGCTTGCCAAGAACTGTGTGATAGCAATTCTCAACATTCTGCGCATTGTTTCTAAATGCCGCTGGCTGACTCTCAAGAAGCGCATCGACTTCACGCTTAATGTCTCCGTGATAATAAGGAAATCTTTCAGCATTCTCGAAAACTTCACGCTTAATTCGATCTGCACGAGAGAGCAAAACCTCGTTAGTCAGAGGCTGCGTAGCAAGAGCAATAGCTTCCTTGGTCTTGCCTTCGAGCATCAAAGACTCAATACGCTCTTCAAGTTCTGCTTGTGTTTCAGTGTTCTTAGTCGCAGTCGCTGTACGAGTAGCCGCCGCATCCTTGGCAGTCTGCGTTTCTACAAACTTATTAATCCCTGCAAGTGACTCAAGAATCTGCGTTACTTTCGGTGTAAGATCAGCCGCCGCATTAGCGCCAGCTTCAATCTTAGTTGTCAACTCATCAGGAAGAGTGAACTCCTCTGTTCCATCTTCCTTCGATTTCTTCTGCCATGAGAAGAGTGCCATTAGATTTCACCTCCTTCTTGAGAGTGTTTCATTTTAAGTACACTTGCTTCTTGGTATTTTTGCTGCTCTTCAAGTGTTCTGAGTCGTTGTGGAAGTTCCAAGAAAACTTCCGTAACTCTTAACTGTGTACTAATTCTTACTGAGAGTGCTTTGATTTCTTCCGCCGACAGCTTAGTGGTGTCAAATCTTGCCCAGTTAAATGCTTCCCTCTGAAGATTCTTGAGCATTTCCACTACCGGCTGGAACTCCTCCTTGAGCCATAGCTCCTGAAGGGACACTCGATACGGTATTAGATCCTCGATTTTGTTGATTTCCATTGCCTGCTCCTGCTCCTGCTTGTGCCTGCATTTGCTGCATAGCGGTTTCAATAATCTGTGACACGTCAGGAAGCAACGCATCAGGATTATCACGGTTAAAGTTACGCGCCAAGGTCATAGCAGAGACTCTTGTCGCAAGAAGCATATCCAGATAATACTTCTTCAAATCTGGCGGTATGCCTTCAGAATTGATCGCTTGGATAATCTGTGCTTGACTCTGATAGAAGCGATCAAGCCTATCCGAGATGAGAATGTCATTTTGCTTTTCGAGTTCTTTGTTAGCAGATGCCGATGCTGGACGAAGACGCAGTCCTAGTGTGCCATCACGATAGAGATCTAACGCCTTCTTCAGTTTATCTGCATCTCTGCCATACTTCTTAAGCTTCTCACCAATACCAAAGTTTGAGTACATTGTGAGAAACTTGCATCCTAACTTCACATGTGCCGAGCGCATGTCACCGGTACGAAGGTTGTTGCGATTATTCTGCTGCGCCATGACCATTGAAGTTCCAGCGGCACTGTAGATACCGCGCTTCTGATTTACAATCCCACCACCAGTACCACCAGAAGCGGGATCAACTCCAGTACGTTCCTTGGCTATTGCCATATGAAATTGATCTGGCCCATCGCTATAACCTACATCAGCGCCGGCCTTAATGTGCTCGATCTCATCTTTACGTCCCGGCAATACAACGCCAGGAAACACATCCAGTATAGACCCAAGCTTACATTCTGGGTCCGCACGCCATACTCCCAGCATTGCCATGTTACGATTGTTAGTGCGCCAGTTATTATTGTTCGATAATTCCTTTTGCACCATGTGAATCATCTCAGCAAAACCTGTACCAAGATAAGACTCATCATCGTAGGCTAATTTCATGTCCTGATATGGGAGCATGTTCTTAGGATAGTTATTAAAAGCTACCCACAAAATCTTTTCTGTACGCTTGTGGTATTTTGCCTGGAAAGAATACTCCTTGCCTTGGATCCAGTAAGTAAAGAATACTGTGTAGTTATACCACCGCGCTGCACCAGTATCTACGCCAGAAGAGTCAATAGAGAACTGCTCATTAATCTCCCGTTCCATCTCTGTTTCTTGAACAGCGTCAGGATTACTAAGCAATGATTCAATATCACTCTGTTTGTAGTAAGGACTCTTCGCTTTAAGATCCTGCACTGCCCACATATCAAGAGAATCAATATGTCCAAAGAGCTTCATGTTCTCTAACTTCGGCACAGAAGGATCAAAGATAAAACGATTCAGCGGCAACAACTCAGGATGAGGACCATCGCGCTTGGTAATGATATGCTCTTCTGATTTGACTGGGCCATCTTCTTCTGAAGTACCGCCGCTCTTATACTCCATTACTACCTGTTGTTCAAACTCATATGGCGTGTAGATGATTCCTGTGCCATACTTAATCGCACTGTGAAATGCGCTCTGCTCAACCCTGTATAGGTCTAACTCATCCGGCGCATATGCCATGTCCATCAAAAAGTTTTGTACAACCTGCTTGAGTTCTTCGCCGTCTTTTCCTGGTAGGCCGCCACTCATTGTAGCTGCCCAGAGCGGATCATACATATAAATACCACCCATGATACGAGCCAACAACTCATCTGATGCTGTACCGATGATTGGGATTACTAAGTTCGCCGCGCCCGGCCATGGCCAATCGGCTTCTTTATTCTTTGGCCGTGCCTTGTACAAGCGCACATACTCTGGCAACTTCTCAGTTCTAAAAGTCTGCAACCGTCTATCGAGATGTGCAATCTTATCCTTGATAAAATCACAAATCTCCCGATAGTTATCAGGTCCAATAAGTTCCGGCGTTACTTGCGTGGGTGGTTGATATGGCATTAGAGGACGCCTGCGTTACTTTGAGTTGTTATCGAAGTGCCTGCAATGACTGTGGTAGTCTTTGGTGCAGTCAACTGAAGCTGCGGCGCTGGTATCGTAGCACTAAAGCTCTTGAAATCCGCAATCAGCAGACTTAAGAACTTATAAATGAATGTGTATACTACATTACCATTTGGTACAGGTAAAGCCTGTACCAAAGCCGAGGCGACAGAATTAACAACGTAGAAGATCAGTGCAAGTTGTAATGGTACTGAGATAACCATTTCTTACTCCTACTTATGTATCATCGCAAAAAAAGTTGCGATAGCTACGACGGTAGCGATTACTGCTGAGCCAGCGAGAGAAAGAGCAAGAACATTTGCTTTACCATCCTTCACCGCTGTTAAAGCAGCGTTTAGAGCTTTTTCATGAGCCTTCTCACGTTCATCCATGATAGCAAGGAGATGGATCTTCAGTGTATTAAAGGTCCATCCAATTTCATTATCATGACTCTCTGAGATAGCGCTCATTAAAACTCCTAAAAATGCTTTGCTATGACTGCGGCTAGTGTGGCTAAGACACTGGCTAAAGTAGCACAACTTAGCCATACGATCGCAGCAAGTTTTGTCTCGGCGCTTGTCATTCTGGACACTAGAGAGGGTTCTCCATTTCCTTCAATCACAATACGCCTAAGCGTTCTTACATCGCTCTCGATGTCCTTAACAAGCTGACAAGGCACAGTCGCACACGTATCACCCATTCCCTGCTCCCCCGTACTAGGCTGCTGCTGCCCTCATTCTTTGAGCAAACAGTGACTTCTGCTTTAACATAAAATCATCGACACGTTCTTGTGAAACTTTGTCAAATTTCCAAATCTGAGGACCATAAGAGAGAACATCAAGCAAGTCAATAAGACCTTTCCGTTGCCCATATTGTTCTACTTCTTCTTTGAACTCGGTACAATTATTCGTGTCTAACCAAAGTTCATGGCGCTCTACGATTGGAATGAAATTTTCAATTCGTTCTGCTTTAGCGTTTGCGTTCTGTGGAGTCTTGAGAGGAAGAAACTGGATACCAACAAGCTCTGGATGATCGTGCTTGTGTTCTTCGACGAAGTAGTTTAGATGATAAAGCAAATACTTCTGTGCTGCCACTGCTTCGACGTAGACAACACGAAGCTTCCATTTGACTGCGAGAAAAAATATCTGCTTAACAAAATCATCTATAGGACAAGCTTTGGCCCATTGATCGAGTAAGTAAACTCTGCGAGGATCACGCTCTACTCCAGTAACCGCAATAGCATGACGGCACCGACCGTCTTTGCCGGCTTCTTGGCCTAAGTGTGAACCTCCGTGATTCGGATCAACTGTCATATAACGATCCAGATTGCGTGGAAAGACATCTTTTATTACATCGCCTTCTGCTACATGATGACGAATGACAATGCGATACTGCTGAGGATGAGAAGTCTCAAAGTATCTGCTAACTATCGAAGATTCCTTCGGCACCGCCAATGCACCAGTTACTTTTTCAAAGTTAAAATAGCGAAAATCCGCCATATTAAACTTGGCTTTAGAAGGATCAATAGGATAGTTAAGAAACTGACAAGAAAAATGATAGCTGCCAAGACGGCGCTTCCAGCGTAGTAACTTCTCCCGTGTGAAAGCCTCTGGGAATATTGGATCACCGAAAGGATGAAGAGAGCAACAACCACCCAGAGCGGAATGAGTAGTCCAACTAAAATAAGGCTCTTCCTGACGTATGTGCGAATTGAGGTCATCATGCGACCACCTGTTACCTACGACTATCTCGTCAAAGTCTCTACCGGGATTATCCGGGTCTGAATCTGTAGCACCGACCAGGATTTGATGATAATCGATTGTATCGGCCATAACAATACTGGATTTTCTGGCTTCTCTTCCCACAAGATCATCTTGCACCACGACGTTGTAATGACGTGATTGTAGGGCCGCGCCGACTCCGATAAAATCGAAAGTACCTTCTCCCTGTCCACGTCCAGCAGGAGTTCGTCTTTGATGAAGAGATTCATTTGTCCACGTCTCCTTTTCAGTTGGAATTATTTCTGGAAATAGGTGACGGAAGAATGAATTGTTTTCGTAGTGGTTTGAGATTCGGATACCCAGTTTGATTGCGTTCTTGATAGTCTCGGACACCAAGAGGATGCGTATGTCTTGGCTGTGGGTTCGACGCATCCACTCAATGTAGAGATCAGAGTAACCAACTGAAGTAAAGAAATCTTCTTCCCGTTTGCCAAAAGGTAATGCTCTCCAAATCGAAAAGCACTCGCTGTAGACTGTACTTTTGAAATGGTCACGGGGAATCTCGATTCCTTCCTTAAGGCCATCTTTCATTACAGTAAGACACATCTGATAATGTAAGTTTGCAGCTTTATCAGGGTTTTTGGAAAAGCGATTCTTGCCCATTACGACGGTGCTGAAGTAGTACAAGTCCATCAAAGAGTTTGCGCGATAAACCTGCTTCTTCTCCGCCGGCGTTTTGCATAAGTCTGTAGGAATGAGATTATAACCCAAAACAGTAGAACGAGGTACGAAAGTATCCCCAGTCTCTCCTACTTCGAGAGTCCGGAGTACATCTCGTACCTTCTGTTCTATCTCGCGCTGGCTCAAGAAAACTCCTACGCTACGGGTGCCACGGTGGTTGCAATAATCTCTGCAATTTCCTCAGCCAGACCATTGATGATCGTGGAGGCAGGAATGAACAAAGGCTTTTTCAAGCATTGAACCTGAAGTATCTTTGTCGCAGGATCATAGTTGTAAGTGAAAACGAACGAACCATGAACAACTGTCACAGTTTCATTCGCTGTCGCAGCGACATCCTGGCCAGTATCTGCTTTGATCTTAGCAACCAAAGCATCAAACATTGGCTCGGTGACGTTGGTGAATGTTTGCATTTGAAGAGCCATGTGTTTCTCCTTAGAGCAATGCGCCAGTAGAAACTTGAGCTTTAACAGAAGGCGCCGCCGTACTTGTCGTGGTAGTTACTGCAGAACCTGCACCAAGAGCGTTCAAAAATGCCACCAGCGCATTATTTGCATTCTGCAGCTCAACTCCCGTAGGAATCGGAAGTCCCTGTGCCGTCGCAAAAGCAATAACCTGTGGCGCTAAAGTATTGAGCACCATCGCAGATTTCTGCACTCCACCTGTGGCGTTGGCCGAAGCTGCTGTAGCAAGAGCCTGAGCCTTGAAAATCTCCTGCAACCAAGTGTTCGTGAGGTTAATAACTCCGTCAAGAGCGGGGTCTACAGCTTCTACAACACCCTCTCCTGCACTCAGAACAGCCTGTCCTTTTGGAGAACCAAGCCATCCAAAGACTTTCTTCACATCGTTACCTAGTGTGCTAAGCCAACTCATTTGCTGCTCCTTAGGGAATGTCA